TTTAACTAATTTTTTGGAAATCAATGGGTTAGAAAATATAAATAAAATTAAAAATGATAAATTATCTAATTTATATGAATTATGTAACACATATGATATTAGTTATAATACACCAACTACTAAAAATGAATTAATATCTAAAATAGATGAATACATTCATAACAATTATTTTAATACTTATGAAACTGAAAGCTGTAATGATGTTGATTTGATTAAAATTGGTATCAACATGAATATTCAACTAAATAATTTTATGAAGTATCACGGCGATATAAAACAAGTTATTATTGAAAATCAGATTAGTCCTATTGCTAATAGGATGAAAACAATTCAAGGTATGGCAGCTCAATATTTTATTAATAACAATATAAATAACATTGTATTTGTATCTTCCTTTAATAAATTAAAACTTTTTAGTAATAAAAAATTATCTTACAGAGAGAAAAAAAAATTAAGTGTTGATATTACTAAAAAATTTTTAGATGAAACAACTCAAATGAAATCATGGAACGATTTTTTTAGCAAGTCAAAGAAAAAAGATGATTTAGCAGATAGTTTTCTGCAAGGTTACTATTATTTAATAAACAATCAATTAATTAATAAATTATTTTAATATATTTATTTTGCGGATTACTTAAAATTATATGATGTTATTAATTCATAAGAATGTCTGATATTGAAACAATTAATATTGGTGAAATGAACGAGTCTTTTGAAGAAAAACCTTCTGTTAATTTTGGTTCAGGTATTGAACTATTAATGAATGATAGAAAAAAAAGAGAGTCTGGTGCTAATACACCAACTTCTGATATAAATTTAGGGGATTTACAAAGTTTAGAACAAGAACTAAATGAATTAACTGATAACGAAGATAAAGCTCCATCAATGAGAGAAGCCAGATCTTCTCTTTTTTCTAGTATTCCTACATCATCAGATATGAATGTATCTTTTTCTGATAAAAAGGATAATGATATTGATAATCTTTCTATTGCTAGTTTAAGACCTGACACTGATTTAAATATAAATACCGAGCCAATTGCTCCTAGTTTTAAAGTAAAAAAGGAACCTACTAATGAAAAAACATGGGATGGTTATGGAAAATTCAATGATATTCCTGTTGATCCAGAGAAAAATTTGTCTAGTATTCCAACAATGTCAAAAGAAGAATTATTACGCGAAAAGTTTAAATATCTTAAAAAATTAGAAGAATTAGAAAAAAAAGGGGCTGAATTAAGTAAAAAATATACTATGGAATCATCATTACAAGAAATGCAGGGTGAATATGAATCTATTATTGAAGCAAAAGAAGTTGATAATAGTAAGAAATTTCAAGGAAAAATGTTAATGGCTTGTATTACAGGTTTAGAATTTTTAAATAATAAGTTTGATCCTTTTGATCTTAAATTAGATGGATGGTCTGAACAAGTTAATGATAATATTGATGAATACGATGAGATTTTTGCTGAATTACATGAAAAGTATAAATCTAAAGCAAAAATGGCCCCTGAACTAAAACTTTTATTCCAACTTGGAGGTAGTGCTATTATGTTACACATGACAAATACATTGTTTAAATCAAGTATGCCTGGTATGGATGATATTATGAGACAAAATCCTGAATTAATGCAGCAATTTAC